TCTGGGTTGACCTGATCTAGTGCTGCCTCTTGTTCCCTGTGCGGGTCATCGATTATTAGTATGTCTGCACCCTTACCCGTTACAGCTCCACCTACACCAATAGCAAAATAGTCACCACCCTTACTCGTGTTCCATCGTCCCGCTGCTTTTGAGTCGGCTTGTAATGCTAGCTCTGGGAAGATTTTTTTGTACGCTTCGGAGTCGACGAGATTACGGACTTTTCGTCCGAACCCAACAGCGAGTTCTGCTGTGTGCGACGTTTGGATAACTTTTTTGCCCGGGTATTTTCCGAGGAACCATGCTGGGAGGAGATAGGAGGCAAATTCACTTTTGGTGTGTCGGGGTGGCATATTGATGATAAGACGCTTACATTCACCTCGAGCCACTCTTTCAAACGCTTCAGCCATTCTCGCATGATGTCTACCTCCAATAAATGTGGGCCATACTTCGTTCACAAAGGATAGGAATTTATCCTGTGCTAATTCTTTACGCTTTAATTCTTGTAGGGTTTCTAGCTCGACCAAAAGCTGACGCTGCTCCTGCTCTGACAACAGAGGGAGAATCTGGGGTATATCTTTCAAAGAGACGCTACTAAGTAGGCTCTGTATCTGGGTCTGGGTCTGGGTCATCTATGCTTGGGTTTGGATCAAGCCTTGGATCTGGGTCGGCAACGCCTAACTCCTCGTCCAAACTATCAGTCAGTGGGGTCACGTCAACAATGTTGGCATTAAGTAAGCGTTTGATGCGTTCTTTAATCGCCTCTTCCAAACCTTCGGAAGTCTTGTGGTTAACAGTAATCTCACTACGTTCAGTAAATAAGCCAATGTCACTATGCTTACCTAATAACTCTAACGCCTTTAACTCATACCTTGGGTCACCGCAGTTGGCGATTTCCAAAAGTTTAGCCGTGATAGCTGAACGGACTTCATTGGCATCCGCAGCTAACTTATTAGCGTAGGTCTTCAAAAACAATGATGCAGCGAAAGCAGTCTCGGGGCGCTTGAACTCCTTAACAGCTTTGGTTCTTGACTTAAACAAATCAACCGTCTTGTCTAGGTCGGCAGTATCGATCTCAATAGAGGCACCGAGTTCTTGCAACAGATCTACTGTGTTGGCAGCAACGACAACTTGGTCGTGGAAAGTTTTGGCTTCCTCTGGCTCTGTAGTGTAAGGGACCGGCTTGCCCTCTGTGGGTTCTATATTGACCATGCGCGATTATATAGCATAAATAGTAATACGTGTCAAAAACGTTTTGGGACTCCTACCCGGGGGGTGTTCTGTGGCGAAGTAAAAATAAATGTAGTCCAGAAAAACGAAGGGGGTGGGGGTATGTAAGACAATGTTAGGGAAGTTATGGGGGGTGGTATTGGTTGTGCAAAATAGTGTGTATAGGAACTATGGGACTCCTTCCTGCCTATATTGGGGGGTGGGGTGTCACTCTGGCACCGGAGTTTATTCAGAACCCCACTCCACTCTGGCGAAACCATCGTTGTGATCCACTAGCTAGTTATGCCGCCATGCTGCCAACGCTCTACGGACAAGCCCGCTGCAGGCGAAATTTTATCTTATTATTGCTTGCGTATCTGTAAGACATTTAAGGCTAAACTCTGTACAATGTAATACATGGGAAGCACAAAACGATGTTTCCTGAAGCACCGAAGTATACGAAGTGGGGCGGGGTCGATTGATACGTCATTCGATTATCTGGTCTGCAAAGTATGGTGCGGGTCTTTAAAAATTCGGATGTAGTACCAGTCGGGCAAGGTATATCTATAAGGACACTAGATACCGGCTAGGGCGGAGTTTAGAATTGAATTGATGAAGTATGCGACACGTGATTTTTCGGGGCGGTCGTAGAGATAATCTCAGTATTTTCTAAGCGATAGGTCAACGGTTTGAGGATACGTTGATAACCCTAGATGTGGGCATGTGAGAGCCGATATACTCTGGAATGAAAAAGACAGCGACTGTAAGGCGGTAACGTAGTAGGGCAAAACTACGCTATCGCTACGCTCTGGCAGGTGGCGTTAATAACCTGCTAATTTGCAAGGGTTTTCTTTTCGAGAGTCCTTGTTTATTAACTAACCTAAGGAAATATCATGGAAAATATCGCTCTGTTTAATTCTGATTCTGTTAACTCTGCTATCGCTGAGTATCCTACAGCGCAAGTCATTGTTGCCGGTTTAACAGTAACGGAAAAGAAATTATCTGTTGTGAAACAAGCTAGCACATCGGCTTTGATGTATCTCAGTAATAACAAGGGCAAAATCGGCAAAGCTGCTCGTGAAAATATGTCATCTATCGGTGAAGCTGCTATCGCTAAGCACGCTCGCTCTGGTAATTATAAGCCTTTGGCGGACGCTATCGCTGCGCTGTTAGGTTCAAGCCTGACTATCTCTAATCGCTCGAGCTATGACACTTTGGCGGATCGCTTCGAGGATCAACTGCGTGACCTGAAAAATGATGGATTCGTAGTATGTAAGAAAACCGGTGCAATGAAGCCAAGTGCCAAGCGTAATACTTTGGTTCAGGTTATCAATCTGGTAACTGAGGTTCAATCCATCGCTGCATCGCTGTAATCCTATGGTGTTAGGTATAACAAGGGGCTTCGTGCCCCTATTTTTATTGGGGAATCGTTATGACTACATTCGTAATAGCTAAGGGCAAGCTAGGTATCGACATGCCTAAACTGAAACAAGGTTGGATTGGCAAGCGTGTACAAGGTGGTCACGCACCTATGCCTTATCGTCAACGTAGTAATGATTATGGCATGGCAAACAAGGTCGCACGTGTAGCGCAAGCTGGTGTATGGGCGGACTAATCTTACAATGTCATACAATGTAAGGGATTCTGTTGCTTTGTAAGAAACTTTTAGTTGCTTTGTAAGAATCTTACAATACAAAATCCCTTTTAGTATCAATAACTTACGCTTATATGCCATACAATGTAAGGTTGTAAGAACTTTTTTGCAGTGACTTTGGGAAATCGAAGTCGCTCGGACTATCTCGCAAGTCCAGAAAATAGCAAGCCTCACGTAGAGTCAATTTCTTAAATTCTCTTACATTATTACAATATACTATATCTATTAGGTAGACCAAGCTATAACCCGCATAGATACTAGGTTTCACTTTGTAAGAAAACTTTCTTACAATACCCTGCATTTTTCTTACAATCTTACAATACATTTCTTACATTACGGGAGCTAACATGAAAGCATCAGATATCCTAATGCTAACCGGCACTATATTGCATCTTATGTTCTTAGGTTCGGTTATGTTCGTCAGTCTACCTTTGCTACCCACTGCTATCTTAGTAGTGCTAGGCATTGCGTATCAGGTCTACGGTGTTCTTTTATCTTACGAAGGGAGTTAATCATGGGTGAACTATTACGCAAAGCATTCGATGACACCATCACCGAATCAGAGGAAGCTATGTTAGACAAGATGTTAAAAGATTGGTATGACAAGGCACATTGTATGGAGCTTGAAGATTTTGATATGTGGACTGTCGCACCTGCTAATGAACCAATGATATGTAAGACATCACTTAACTAAGGGGAACGACATGGCATGGAGATACGGATTAAAGCGTCAGATGTGGGGCGACACACTCGAGGGCTATCAAGTTATAGAAGTGTTTGACTTTGACCGCCCTGCAATACAGCGTTCATGGTGTGAAACATCGGCTTACTCGGACGGCATGAATGAAATGCTAACAGTACTAGACCGCATGAAGAAAGATATCGTGCGTTACAACATTGATAACAACGTGCCTGATGTGGTCGAGGACTTGGAATTAAAAATGTGGTGGTGGGATGATGCACCTGCTAAGTTATACCCAAGCGAGGAGGTCTAATGGATATAGATGATTGGTTAACCCTGTTTTGTATGGCAGCTATATTTGCTGCCTTTTTTATCGGCAGGTTTTTTGGGTAAGGGAACTGGCATAAGCAGACGCTAGCCCTATTTTGTGGAGAGGCATAAAAGAAAGGAAACAACATGAGTAAAAGCGCAATCAAGGAAATGCAGTTGCGGCAAAGATGGGACAAGATACTTAAGACCAAGCAACACATGGAGGAGTTAGTACTTAAGCTGATGGCTAACCCCGACACCGAAGCCGAGCACTTGGTACAGGCGCATGCTATGTATGCTGACATATGCCGACGTGTCTCTGAGAGCAGCGACCAGATAGTACAAACATTACAAAACAAGAGGACAACATGATTAAGTCTGATTTTCATTTACTTATGGCTAACCTATATTTTGCAGCAGCCTTATCAGGTAGGGTTTCCGCTATGTGTGTGGGGCTTTTCTTTGCGGTGGTTTCGTTTTACTACGCTTTTAAGGGGGATTGATATGACATGGGTAACAGTAGATGTAAGCATAGATGAGTTCGATGACCAAGTACTAATAGAAGCATTGGTTAAGCGTGGCTATGTAGTACGTGACCCTGATGAAGCAGATGCCGAACTAACACGTATCTACGAAGCGTTGTATCTAGGTAAGCAGGGAGAAGCAATGGAACGTATGAAGGAGTATGTGTCTGACAAAGTTGGGAGGCTGCTATGAACGAGGTAGTGCTGCTAGGTCTGATTAACTTAGGTCTAATCGGGTGGATATATGCACTACACAAGAAGCACGAACGCACAATCCTGATGCTGCATAGTCTGTTTGAAGGAATCTATCATAAGAAAGTTGAGATAGTTAAATTCAATGAACTTTATGTACCAAGACCAATAGAATAGTAGTAGAATGTAAGACGATGTAAGAAGTACCCTAACTATAAACAACACAATAAGGAGCTAAGTATCATGGCTGAAATTAATTTCGGTAAGACCGTCACACTCACACAAGCTGCAAAGATTATCGTAGCTTCCCCAAAGAATCGTTACTTACTACGTGGTGAGCCGGGCATTGGCAAGTCATCGTTGACCGCTACGCTTAAGACACTACTACCAAGACACCACGTGGCATACATGGATGTGCCGAACATGGACTTAGGCGATATCGCCATGCCCGTAGTAGACAAGGACACCAAGACCACACGCTACTATCCCAATGCAAGATTCATGTTCCACACAGGCGAGCCAGTCATCGTCAACCTTGACGAGTTCACCAAAGGCGCAGAGCCTATCAAGAACATGCTGCATCCCCTACTCGAAGCGCACAATCCTAGACTAGGTGACGTGCCAGTACATAACGAGTCAATCATATTCCTTACGGGTAACTTAGCTACGGACGGAGTGGGCGACAGCCTTAAAGCACACAGTCTTAACCGTATCATCCCGCTTAACATTCAGAAACCTAGCTTTGACGAGTGGGCAGATTGGGCTATGAATAACGGTATCGCACCAGAAATCTTAGCGTTCGGTCGTATGATGCCGCAGATATTCGCAAGCTATACCGATGCAAGCCAGAAAGAAAATCCATACATCTACAACCCACTTAAACCTACGCAAGCCTATGTATCCCCTCGTTCACTCGAGCGAGCAAGTAACATCGTCAATGTAAGACAGCAGTTGGATAGCGAGAGCGTGATAGCTGCGCTGAGTGGAGCGATAGGTGAATCAGCAGCACGTGACTTCCAAGCCTACCTCGAATACTCCGATCAGTTACCTACGTGGGAGTCGACGATCAAAGACCCACGAGGTGCGTTAGTGCCTAAGTCAGCAGGTGCAGCAGCAATCGTTGTATTCGGTGCAATCCAGAAGGTTGACAAGACAACGATCGAACCATTCATGCAATACCTAGAACGCTTCACTGAGGAATGGCAAGCAGCGTTCGCAATCAACATCGCTAAGTCCAAGACCAAGCAACCTGTAGCGTTTAGTTGCAGAAAGTTTAGCGAGTGGGTAGCTAAGAACGAGGACTTGTTATAAGGGGGCGATGATGAATAGGGTCTATTACAGTAGGCGAAAGGATACATGGGAAGGCAAAGACATACTAGACAAACTACACGTGCAAGATATGGGTGTGGAGTATGACAGGACGAAGCGCAGGTACAGGCTTACCCAACTAGAGGACTACGAAACCCTCAGAACTATGACTAACTGGATGAACCATATAGAACTTAACCGAACTATTAAGTTATTTGTAGGGAGTGATGATGAGTAATGAACCAACTAGATACTTTGTAGCATGGGTGAGTGAGGACAATGCAGGTAAACCTAACATGGCATACGAGGCAGCACGGAGGGAATATATGTACCGAGTGTTTAGGGATGATGGAGGTACTAAGTCAGAGCCTGTAACAGAAGTAATGACGTACCAAGAAGCAAAGCATAAGTTAAAAGAAATTAACCTGTTAACCATAGGGAGCTAAGCATGACAGATATAGACAAGGAAGAACGTAAGGTTAAGAAGGTCAAGATTAGTCTAATGCGTGAGCCTAAGTTTGCATTGTGGCAGGGTGCAATGATGATAGGTAAGACTAGTGTCGAGGACGATATACCAACGGCTGCAACCAACGGTCGTGACGAGTTCTATGGGCGAGAGTTCGTCAAGGACTTATCAGAGAAAGAACTGGCATTCGTGGTTCTTCATGAATGTATGCACAAAATTTATCGTCACTTAACTACGTGGAAGAAGCTCTATGACGAGGACAAGTACCTAGCTAACTGTGCTTGTGACTTTGTTATTAACCTAGAGTTATTCGACATGGACAAGGAAGGTAAGTACATAGCTAGACCTGTTAAGAATGGTAAGCCTATAGGTTTACTTGACGAGAAGTATCGTGGCATGAATACCAAGCAAGTCTACGATCTACTTAAGCAGGAGCAAGACGAGAACGGTGGCGGGTTCGGTAATAACTTTGACGAGCATGACTGGGACGGTGCAGAGAACATGACCGATGCCGAGAAGAAAGAGTTATATAAGGAAGTCGAGCAAGCCATACGTCAAGGCGCAATGACACACCAGAAACTTAATGGTGGTGGCGCAGGTGGTATGAGTCGTGAGATGGGTGAGTTGCTTGAACCAAAAGTTAATTGGCGAGAGCAGCTACGTGAGTATGTTAAATCAATTTGTGCAGGGAAGGACGCATCATCATGGAGACGAGTAAACCGCAGGTACATTGGGCAAGACGTATACATGCCCACGTTAATCAGCGAACGAGTAGGACACATAGTAATCGGGATAGATACAAGTGGGTCTATCGGGGGCAAGGAATTAAACGACTTCCTTTCTGAGGTCAAGGGTGTAGCAGAGGAAGTATCACCTGAGAAGGTTGACTTACTGTACTGGGACTGTGAGGTGGCGGGACATGAAACATCCGATGCTGCAACGGTGGGTTCAATAGTTGCTTCTACTAACCCAAAGGGTGGTGGTGGCACTTCGCCTAGTTGTGTTAGCAGCTACCTTAGAGATAAAGGAATCAAGCCGGAATGCACAATCATGCTCACCGATGGGTATGTGGGTTCGGATTGGGGTAGCGATTGGGAATCACCGGTACTCTGGGTTGTCGTGGGTGGTAACACTGCCACTGCACCTAACGGTAAAACTATTCACATCAAAGGAGATTAAGATGGCTAAGATCGTACTTGATATGGGGTACAAGTCATTCGTTATGGATACTAAAGATGGTGTAGCGTTGATGGAAGTACTAGGTAGAGCTGAGATATACGAAGAGAAGTACCACAGAGAAGAGGGTGCATCGAGTTCAACCTATACGTATCACGTGTACCCAATGGACGTTCGTAGCGGTATATCAATGCGGTTACTGGGTGACGAGTTGTATCAGATGTACAAGATAGCAGGTAAACCACAAGACTAATTAAACACAACAAGGAGCTAATCATGGGTATATCATCAAGCGCAGTATTGGTAGAGTTAAACGTATCTAACTGGGGTGCAAGCAAGTTAGACCGTAACGTAGCAGATACAGTGAATGCAAATCACAACGCAGCACATGACGCAAGCAAGGTCTATAAGAATCTAACAGCAGGTTCAACACTATGCTCAGACATCGGCAAGTACGCAGCTAAGATTCGCCTGTACCACAACGAAGTAACAATGCCGTGGGCATCCAAAGGGGCAAGGCTTCTACCTACTAGCTTAGTCTTAGAGTACAAGCAGCAGATCAACAACATGAAGATTACATACGAGACGATGTGTAATAACTTCTTTACTCAGTATCCAACAATAGTAGCTAATGCACAGACACACTTAGGTGCATTGTTCAAGGCTGATGACTATCCAACGCTTGACGAGGTTAAGCAGAAGTTCGGTTTCAAGTTAGTGTTCTCACCGTTACCCGAAGCAGGTGACTGGAGATTAGATGTAGGTAACGAGGACTTGCGTGAGTTAGCCGCAAGCTACGAAGCTGACTTCAATGATCGATTAGCTGAAGCAGTACGTGCCCCGTGGGATAAGTTACATAAAGAATTAACAGCACTATCCGCTAAGTTGAAAGACGATGCTACTGACCCTGACAAGAAGAAACGATACCACGATAGCTTGCTTGAGAATCCTCAAGAGTTGTGTCGCCTACTTACTCACTTGAATGTAACCAATGACCCTAAGTTAGAGGAAGCAAGACGTGACCTTGAACGTGCCCTAGTAGGTGTAGATATCGAGGACATCAAAGAGTACGAGACTGCACGTAGCGATGTGAAGAAACGTGTCGATGCAATCTTAGATAAGTTCGATTGGTAATGTGGAAGAAAAGGATAATTAATATGGGATACCGAAGCGATGTAGTAGCACTGCTATACACAAACAAACCCGAGCACTTACCACTACTTAAGTTATGGCTAACAGCTAACTTCCCCTTAAAAACATTTGAGAAGAGTATCAAGTGGTTCGATAGAGGGATCATACTTAAGGAAGAACATGTTAAGTGGTATGACGATGACAAAGATGTTCTAGCATTTAACGAAGCAGTACATAAGTTTGTTGAAGAGTTCTGTGAAGCTAAGGGAGCGTTCGATGGTGCGTATGAGTTCATGCGTGTAGGTGAATCGGAAGATGATATAGAGAGTGATTGTTGTGGTGACTACGACTACTTACTTAGCCTAGAACGATCAATCAATATAGATATTTAAGGGAGAATAATATGACCTATAGAAACAGTGGAATACAACGCTTGCGTGATTATAAGCAAGCAATGGAATGGTATGAAGCAACACCACCTATCAAAGGTACAGGTAGGAACGGAGGGCTAAAGCCTTTAGGACATCGTAACCGTACACACTTTCAAATACTCAAGGGTACAGATAACGAGATCAAGTGCAGACTATATGACACCGATGTTGTTACGTTCTACCCTGATGACACAATCAAGATTATCAATGATAAATATACAACACAAACAACAGCTAACTTTATAGAAGATGTGTTAGGTATATTCGCAGCAGTACAAGATCATGACATCGTAGTAGGCATACATGGTATGCGTTATCGCTTAGGTGATGGTGTGGTAATGAAGCGTGACGAGCAAGGCATACTGCGGGTACTTAAGGTTGACAAAGCATACGTACACATTATTAACCGCAAGGTTATGGCTAAGCTACGCAACAACGTCAAAGACTTCATGCAGTATCTTAACGGTAGCATCAAGATCAGAGACAACGGTAGGTTTAATGAGGAAGAGAAGGAAGCATTGTTAGAACATCTTGGCATGGATGACTATGGCTTTGGTCTTGCTTGTATACCCACATGGCGCACTGAAACAGAAGAGCTACGTAAAAGATTGGGTACGTTCTTTGATATGGTCAAGAGTGGGGACATGGAGAACTGGTATAGGGCTTCTTGTTGGATGGCTTTCTCGCAATACACGTGGGTTAAAGCAATTAGCCTAACACCAAAACAAGCTAAGATTATTATGGATAACTTCATACTTGCAGTATACCCAGAAGCACTAACTAAAATAGAAGTACCAGAAGGTACGGTTAAACGTGATCGTTATAGACAAGTAGCGTTAATGAGTGGAGCTTAACATGGCATATAGATACCCAAATGTAATATCAAATACAAAGTACACATCGTACGGCGAAACAAAAGACATAGATGTACACGAGGACATAGTACCATTCATAGATGCCCTAGCCGTGAAGTATCCGCAGTGGGAGTTTGTCACTGATGGAGTTAGATACACGGGTAAAGAAAATGAGATAGTAAAGTCAATTAGGTTTAAAGTATATAACGATGCTAACCCACGTGAGCAAGTAGGTGAGATTAAAGGCGACTATAAGTATAACAATGATGGTAATAGAGTGCCGTCATATATAGTGTACAACCAGAGACTAGCGCATGATAGGGAGCGTGGTCATTATCTTGAGACTACTAAGTTACCTGTAGCTATGAAAGCTGTACATAAATACTTCAACCCTCCACCCGTTACAGCCCTGCTTGAACAAGTAATGACAAGAGGTGTAGGTCAGTTCAATCACTTGGTGGCACACAAGGAAAGGTTAGCAAGGAACACTGAGTACCAATTGCAAGTATCTAAGGAAGAGTTTATCAAGGCTAACTGGGACAAGTACTTAGGTAGTCTAGCTGATACGTTACTAAATGTAGCCCACAAGTACAAAGAAGAGTTCGATGAATACCTGCGCCTGTTCAATGTACAAAGAAATAATTATGCTCTTGCAGTTGTCATACAGAATGATAAATATGTGGTATCCTGTAACGACAAGATAACTACCTACGATGTAAACACTATCCCGATTGATCTAAGAGCGCAGTTAGGTCTGCTCAAATTGATAGAGGAAGGTGAGGTGTTAGAGGATGTAGGTGTACGTACTAAAGATGGTTTCCTAGTATTTTTACCTAAGGATAAGAAAGATGAAGTGTCCTAAGTGTGGCGATGAGCATACTAAAGTAACGCAGACTGAGAAGCGTGGCACGGGGGTGTGGCGCAGACGCAAGTGCGTGGAGTGTAGTCATAACTTCCAATCATTTGAGGATTTGTATACCCCCAAACAGCGTACACAGAAAGCACCTGTACTACCTAAGATGCACAGTGATAAGAAGCAACCCGCAATGCCCAAGAAGGACAAAGATCTAATCAAGAAGATTAAGACTGAGATTAGACATAAGCACGAAGATAGAAGAAGTAAAGTAGCAGACTATTACATCGAAGATGATTACGATGATATTTACTAACCAAAGGAGCTAATATGTTAATTGAACAACAGCAGGTCTATCTACAATCCGTAGCTAAGCATGGGGTAGATGAGATTGATAAGGTAACTAGAATGTTACAGCGCATGAGTCCAGAGTTATTCTTAAACGAGTCTAAGGCTGTTATGAAAGAGCGTAAGTTCTTTGACCAACCTGCGTCACTTAAAGCAGGTGATGACTATGCTAGCCACGAGGTAGACATGGTTGATGGACACGAGCGTTACGCTATACATGAAGCACGTAGTATCAAAATCTTACGTAGAGGGATGGGATACAAATGAACGAGCAAACAGAAAACATAGATGAATTAGAGGATGTAGAAGCTATAGATGACAAGGAAGAAAAGCTATTCGCTAAGGAGATAGAGAGACAAAAGTCTTTAGCCCTTGAAGAATCTAAGGTAGCACGGGATGAATTCGTAGTGTGGTATCAAAGCACTATAGCTAAGGAAGTAGCATGGGATCATCCTGTTACTAACTTAATGTATCACGCATGGATAGCGTCACATGGTGAGAAGAAGTGGGAGTCACAAGAGAGTATAGAGAAACGCAAACTCGTTAGGTTAAAACGAGCTGAGACTCTAGCTAAGAATAAAGCATTAAAGGCTGAAAAGGAGAAACGACATGGCTGATAGATTTGACTTAGAACATAACATACTTAATTGCTGGGGCATCACCGATGAGATGAAGATGCTTGATGAGCAAGGGGCTAGCGTTGCTGATATGAGATGCTTGATAACCCTGTATGAGTATAAGTTCCAGAAGTTATGGTCTGTGTTCGAGGATATGGTACACGAGGGCAAGTTTAAGAAGCGGGAGGAGTGATGCGCTTCTGGGTATACGACGAGGACAACGTGTTGGTTCGCAAGTTCTGGGATAAGTTTTCCGCAGAGAAGTTCTTGCAAGACGGATGGAGAATCGAAGTACAACCAATACAGAAGAAGCAGTTACCTACACCTGATACACATGGAGAAGCGAGATGGTGATATGACATACGAAACTGGATGGAAGCAAACACCTGAGATGAAAGCAATAGAGCAACACCGCATAGAAATGTTTGAACGCTTAGAGAGAGAAAGGAAACGTGACTTGCGTAGGGCGGAGGTAGCACTTGGTGTATCAGTTTTTCTCATAGTGTTAGCCCCTCTTATACCTTTAATTGTGAGGGCTTTTAGATGACAAGCAAAGAAATAGAAGAACTCGCAGGGCATAGACAAGTACCTGCATGGGTTGTGAAGTTAGTTGCTGATGCTGTAGCAGCACAAAAGAAAGAATGGGTAGGTATTAGCGAAGAACAGTATGAATACATTAGGAAAACTAATGGAGATGATTTTTATTTCTTTGCGTACGCAATTGAACAAGACTTAAAGGAGAAGAACACATGAAAGAAAAGATTATGAACGACTTAGCTACAATTTGGTTAGGGATTATGGGTTTTTGTTTAGCTGCAATTATATGTAAGCTTACCTATGATTTTGTAGGCGCACCAAATGTATTTGCAAAGAAAGAAGGAGTGCTAACACAAAGACAAATGGATGACATGTGCGTAGCATGGTGGTTTGATTCCGACTTAACCGCAGCTAGAAAGCGAGTGTGTGGAAAATGACTTGGATACAAGGTATGTTCATATTCATAGGTATGCTGTTTGGTGTAGCCTTAAGCGCATTTGCAGCGTGGTGTATACTTTATAAATTTTTTAATCAGGAGTAGAAGTATGTCAACCGTAGTAACAAGGCAGTCTAAAAAGATACGTATGAAGTCTATGACTATCCGAGTACCAGAACATATCATCGAACACTTTAGAGACAACTATTCTAACGGTAGTAAGAAGGTACGAGAAGTATTAGAAGCCTTTATACAATCACAAGGAGCTAAGAGTGAGAAAGCAAAAGCCAAAACATGATGTAGTTAATAACCCTGACCACTACACAGCAGGTGGTATAGAGACTATTGATTTCATAGAAGCTAAAGAATTAGACTATCACTTGGGTAACGTAGTTAAGTATGTTAGTCGTGCAGGTAAGAAGAGTGCAGATAGTTTAGAGGATTTAAAGAAAGCACAATGGTATTTAAATCGAGCTATACAGAAGAGGTAATCATGGCTATGACACCCGAAGCAAAAGTAAAAGCGCAAGTAGTTAAGCTACTAAGAAGATACGACGCATACTATTTTTTCCCCGCAGCAAATGGCTACGGACGTGCGGGTATACCTGACATCATCTCTTGTGTTAACGGTAAGTTCATAGCTATAGAGTGCAAGGCAGGGAGCAATACAACCACAGCACTACAGAAAAAAGAGCTTGATGAGATTCAAGAAGCTAAAGGTATAGCCGCAGTGATTAACGAAACCAACATAGACCTAATAGAGCAGATACTAAAGGAGCTTACACAATGAGCGAAGAATTTTGCGATGGAGTAAAGATTCTACTTAAACGTATGGAGTCTAACCCTGAGGAGTTTAAGGGGGCAGATAATAAATGGCATAACTTGATACCCAAAGGAATTGGTGGGTACGTAGACTGGAGTCATGCACTAACAGAAGAAGAAACAAAAGCATTAGCTGAAGGTGTACGTAAGATACATAGAGTTGTATACACCGAGAAGGTTATGTCTACGCTGCTATATAGTACGGAAGAGGAAAATGTAATGAATGCGGTTGAATCGGGTGGGAGAGTAAGTATTGATCGATATAAAGCAGGGGCAATACACCCCTTACCTATCAACCCATATCAAAACGCATATTCATACCAAGAACAAACAACCACAGAAGTAAAGAAACCAACACTAGGTGAGATGTTAAAAGCAAAGTTAGCCATACTATGAAAATAATCGCACTTGACTTTGAGACTTACTACGACAAAGAGTTTAGTCTATCAAAGATAACTACTGAAGAATACATCCGTGACAAACGGTTCGAAACTATAGGAGTGGGGATAAAGGAGGATGGAAAAGATGCTGAATGGTTTAGCGGAACACAGACCCAGATTGAGAGCTATCTCCAGTCACTCAATCTTGAACAACACCTTGTACTGGCTCACAACGCTATGTTTGATGCCGCTATACTTAGTTGGCGTTTTGGGATTAGTCCTCGGGGGTGGCTCGATACGCTTAGCATGGCACGTGCACTACACACTATTGAAGTGGGTGGAAGCCTTGCTGCGCTTGCCGAGTATTATGAGCTTGGTAAGAAGGGAACGGAGGTTGTCAATGCACTCGGTAAAAGACGTGTGGACTTCACCGCCCAAGAGCTAGCAGAGTATGGTGAGTACTGCAAGAACGACTGCCACTTAACACTAGAGCTATTCAAGATACTGTCACAGGGTTACGACAAGGATGAGCTTAAGCTTATTGACTTGACCATACGTATGTTTAGTGAACCGGTGTTGCGGTTAGATGGAAGTGTATTAATTGAACATCTACACCACGTTAAGCTTAACAAAGAAGAGTTAATGAATGCGGTTGAATCGGTTGGTAGGGATCAACTCATGTCTAACGATAAGTTTGCTGAGATGTTAAGGAAGCTACAGGTTGAACCACCTACAAAGGTAAGTGCTGCTACAGGTAAGGAAGCCTATGCGTTTGCTAAGACTGACGAAGAGTTCAAAGCTTTACTAGAACATCAAGACCCACGAGTACAAACTCTTGTAGCTGCGAGACTAGGTGTTAAGTCTACGATCGAAGAAACAAGAACCCAACGCTTTATTGACATTGCCTCCCGTGGATGTATGCCAGTTCCCCTACGCTACTATGCGGCTCACACAGGACGGTGGGGTGGTGACGAGAAAGTTAATTTACAAAACCTTCCCAGAAATTCTCCTATTAAGTACGCTATTTATGCACCACGTGACCACTTAATGATTGACTCTGACTCTTCACAGATTGAAGCACGAACACTTGCTTGGTTAGCTGAGCAGAATGATCTTGTCGATGCTTTTGATAGGGGCGAAGATGTATATAAGAAGATGGCAGCTGCCATTTATAATAAAGCGGAAGATGACATTACTAAGAACGAGAGGTTTGTTGGTAAGACAACGATTCTTGGGGCAGGGTACGGTATGGGCGCGGCTAAGTTCCAGACACAGCTTAAGACATTTGGGGTGCAGGTTGACGAAGATGAATGCAAGAGGATCATACAGGTCTATCGGCAGACTTACCCAAAGATACCTGAGTTCTGGAGAGCTGCGGGTAAAGCGCTAGATTGTATAAAAGACAACACACTATCTACACTAGGTCGTGACGGTATTTTAGTAATTGAAGGCAGCAAAGGAATCAAGTTACCGAACGGTATGTACCTTAAATATCCGAACCTACGCAAGGTAATTAAGGAGGACGGTAATACAGAAATGGTGTATGATACGAAGAAGGGTAGAGCAATTATACCTAACAGGATATACGGCGGTAAGGTAACAGAGAACGTATGTCAAGCATTAGCAAGAATAGTTATTGGTAAGCAGATGTTATTGATAGCTAAGAAGTACAAAGTCGTGATGACTGTGCATGATGCGATAGCTTGTATCGTACCTATAGAAGAAGTAAAAAATGCACAAGAGTTTGTTGAGATGTGCATGAAGATAAGACCTGAGTGGGGTATGGACTTACCCTTGAACTGTGAAGCTGGAAACGGCATGAGTTATGGAGCGTGTTGAATGAGAACATTTAGTATACGTGACAGAATTAGAGGATTGTTTGAAGCTAGAGGTGATATTACGCTAGTTAGTAGACCCGAAGTAGACCCCCGCACTCGCATAACTATGTATAACGCAATTAACGGTAAGGTTATAGAGGTAGCTACGTACGATCCTAAACCACACTCACATGACCCTGATTGGGACTATGAGTTCTATGTTATACCAGAAGGTGAATCACTTAGTGCGGCTGTATCTACAGTAATGACGATGAAGGGTCTAACCAAATGATAAAGCTTATTAAAAGATGGTTAACTGCACAAACGATGCAGATGGAATCAACAGTTACCCAAGACTATAAACATCTAAGCCCACACAACACTAACCCGTCGCTTAAGGTTTCTTTGTATCACGGGCTTAACGGTAGGATACTAGAGATAGCAACGCACTCGACTGTAACCCAAGGCAGCTTTAAACATTCTGATTGGGACTTTGAATTTTATTCTATCCCTGAGGGCGAGACACTAAGTACTGCTATAGCTACTGCGTTTACTCTAAAGGAACTTTCAAAGTGACAGTGCCAGCTTGGTCTTACAGCAGCATCAAAACTTTCGATCAATGCCCAAAGAAGTATTACCACTTACGGATACTAAAAGATGTCAAAGATTCGGACACGACTGCAACGGTCTACGGTAAGGAGCTTCATAAGGCGGCGGAAGACTTTATCAGAGACGGAACGCCAATACCCCCTCGTTTCAGCTTTGTGGCAGATGTTTTGGGTGCGCTTCAGAAGATCGAGGGTGAGAAGCACTGTGAGATTAAGATGGGAATTGCAAAGAAAGACGGAGAGTTCACACCATGTGAGTTCTTTGACAAAGATGTATGGTGGCGAGGTATAGCTGACTTACTTATAGTACAAGGTGAGAAAGCTTTCTTAGTCGATTATAAAACCAGTAAGAATGCGAAGTACGCAGATACTAAACAGCTAGACTTGCTTGCAGGGGCAGTGTTCACGCATTACCCTCAGGTTAAAACCATAAAGTCGGCACTGTTGTTTGTAGTAAGTAACGAGGTGGTACAGAAAGAGCATGATGCTTTATTTAGAACCGCCTATCTATCAGCGATGCAACCAGAGTTAACAAGACTGGAAGCCGCAATTAATAACGATGTATGGAACCCCAATTCTGGTCCGCTATGTAAGTTCTGCCCAGTCGTGGAGTGTCCGCATAATAGAAGAGGTTAATCATGCCGTACGTAAATAAGAAGCGCCCTTACAAAAAAGAATATGAGCAACAAGTAGAACGTGGTGAACACGAGACAAGAATGGATAGACAACGTGCTCGTAACGAGATGGACAAGAAAGGTATAGACCGCACGGGTAAGGATATAGATCATACTGTGCCCCTATCTAAGGGTGGTACTAATGCACCATCTAACCTAAAACTAAAATCGCCTAGTGCTAACAGATCGTTTAGTCGTAACTCAGACCATACGGTTAAAGTAAACAAACCTAAAAAATAAAATGCAAATCGTAGATGATAAGTTGTTGGTTGTACGTACCCGTAGACCGCACCTAGTAACAGAGAAGATTAAGCGTAGTAAAGTTGTACAAGTCTTAGTCGATGGGCTACATGACGTAGCTGTGTACTGGGGGTTAAAGGAAGCACAAGACTTAGCCGGTCTAAAGATTAAGAACGTACCGTCTACGATTAACCGTGACTACGAATACCCCGGTCAGTTTAAACCCTTTGCACATCAGAAAGAAACAGCAGCGTTCCTAACACTACGTAAGAGAGCATTCTGTTTCAACGAGCAAGGTACAGGTAAGACAGCAGCAGTTATATGGGCGGCTGATTATCTAATGAAGCTAGGTCTTATTCGTCGTGTACTTATTATTGCACCGCTATCTATCTTGAAGTCAGCATGGCAACAAGACTTATTCCGTTTTGCTGTACACCGTAGCTGCGACATAGCCTATGGTAAACGTGACATACGTAAAGAAATTATTAGAGGTGACGCTGAGTTTGTAATCATTAACTTTGATGGTCTTGACATTGTTAAGGACGACATCATAGAAGATGGTAGGTTTGATCTGATCGTAGCTGATGAAGCTTCTGCGTACAAGAACATGCAGACTAATCGTTGGAAAGCATTGAAGTCCACAATAACACCTGATACATGGTTATGGATGTTGACAGGTACACCGGCTGCACAGTCACCAGTAGATGCGTATGGTCTGGCTAAGTTAGTTAACCCTGATGGTATCCCTAAGTTCTTTGGTCAATTCCGTGACAAGGTAATGGAGAAGGTTGGTCAGTTCCGTTGGGTTCCACGTCCTAACGCTGAAGTGATTGTACATAATGCACTGCAACCTGCTATTCGTTTTGAGAAAGCACAATGCCTAGACTTACCAGATGTTACTTTTGTAGAACGTGAAGCACCACTCACACCACAGCAGAAGATGTACTACAAGACTCTAAAAGACTTGATGGTTATGGACGCGGCAGGTGAAGAGGTTACAGCTATTAACGCAGCGGTAAAGATTAATAAGTTGTTACAGATATCCGGTGGTGCAGTTTACTCAGATACAAAAGAAGTTATCGAGTTTGATGTTAGCAATAGATTAAATGCAGTTCAAGAAGTTATCGAAGAGTCAAGTCATAAGGTGTTAGTGTTCGTGCCTTTTTCCCATACAATTCAACTACTTAAAGAACATCTAACTAAATCAGATATCAAAGCCGAGATCATTAGCGGTCAAGTTCCTGTTAATCAACGCAACGACATCATCAAGCGTTTCCAAGAACAGCAAGACCCTAAGGTATTAATTATTCAACCGCAAGCTGCATCGCATGGCTTGACACTAACCGCAGCGGATACGATAATATGGTACGCACCTGTCACCTCAGTAGAAACATACTTGCAAGCTAATGCCCGTATCAATAGACCGGGGCAAAAACATCCTATGACTATCGTACATATTAAAGGTAGTGAAGTAGAAGCAAGAATGTACAGTATGTTGCGTAACAACATTAAGAATCACAATCGAATCATCGAACTCTATAAACAAGAATTATCGGAAAAGTAGATTGCATTGTAAGAAAATAGTGTAATATAGAAGTACCAAGAAGCCTGAGGGTTAGGATGTTGTATTTGTTTACGGCATAGCAAAAGCGATGGGAATCCTTTCCCTAGCCCTCAGACTTGTTTGACTAGCCCAGCCGGAGGTGGCGCATATAACACCGGCAGTGGGAGCTAAGCACCTTCCTTTCGGTCTTTGGCTTTGCCCGTTTAGTGATCCCACACTTACAATAAAAGGAGCTAATATGGAAGATGAAATACCCGCAGATAGATTAGTGAAAGCGTATATAAAAATACGTGATGCTAAGTCAGAATTAGTAAAGCAGCACGAAGCAGAGTTGGCTAAGTTAGAAGAGCAAATGGATGTACTGTCTAAGAAGATGCTAGATATTTGCAAAGATAATGGAGCTGATTCAATCAAGACTAATGCAGGTACTATTATGCGTAGTGTGTCCACAAGATACATGACCAATGACTGGGATAGCCTGTATAAGTTTATTAAGGAACATGATGCAATTGGGTTACTCGCAAAGTTTATCCATCAAGGCAACATGAAGCAGTTCATCGAAGAAAACCCCGATGTGTTCCCACCCGGCATGTTAGTTGACAGCCAATATAAAATCGTTGTGAGGAGAAGTAAATGAGCGAAGTCTCTATTTTTAAGAACCGTGCAGTTGTAGTAGGCGGTAAGAAAGCACCTAGTGCCTTAACCCAATCGCTGATGAAAGCGAACTCGGGTAGCCGCATCCCACGTATTTCACCACGTAACGGTATGTTCAAGCGTATTGTTAATGGCGAAGATGTAGGTAAGTTGAAGAGTCCTTTACGTGTAGTTATTGTGGGTGTAGCACCTGCGACTGCACAGCGTACGTTCTACGCTAAGACATGGGATCCAAATGCTGAAGCAGCTCCACCAGATTGCTGGACTAACGATGGTCAAAAGCCTGATGCTAGTATCAAAGCACCTCAAGGTAAGAACTGTGAGACATGCCCACAGAACGTAAAAGGTTCAGGTCAAGGTGATACTAAGGCTTGCCGTTTCAAACGTCGTATTGCTGTGATATTGCCAGAGGAAACTGAAGGTAATAATAGCGGTCAGGTGTATCAGTTTGAAGCAGCATCTAAGTCTATCTTCGGTAAGGGCAACAACCATGTGTTCCCACTGAATGCTTATATCGACTACATCATTGCTAACGGTGAAGACATCGATGGTGTTGTTACTGAAATCTCTTTCAATGAGAACAATGACAACCAAAGCGTTCTGTTCCGTGCAGTTGATTTTGTAGGTAGCGATCCAGACTTAGCTGAAGTTGTAGCTAAAGCAGTTGAGTCTACCGAAGCACACAAAGCAGTTATGTTGACTGCCGGTGCTATTGACAAAGGCGAGACTGAAATCCCTAAAGCTATCGCAGCACCACAGGTAGCCGATGAACCTGAAGAGCCAGTAGCTGCACCTACCAAGCGTGTCAGTAAGAAAGCTGAAGTAAGTGAAGCACCGAAAGCCAACCTAGCCGATGTGGTTAGTGCTTGGAGCGACGACTAAACTAACTGTCCCGCACGTAGCGGCTTGGGGGGCTTGCCCCCCTTTTTTACCTCTATAAAAACATGGCTAACTTTGACCTATTAGATACAGTACTTGCTACCGAAGGGTGGTACGCTGTTGTGGGTATTAAGGAAAAGTCAGTACTACAAGAATTAGTTCAAACTCGTGAAGAAGTAGACGCATTAGTAGCTAAGTTTCTAGCAGCAGAACGTAACGTATATTTTGGATGTGCCAAGTACGAGACAGGCGAGAACCGTAAGAAAGAAAATGCTAAGTACTTCAAAGCGTTCTGGATGGACATTGATTGTGGTGCGGACAAAGCAGTACCAGACCCCACGACTGGAAAAGTAGACGGCTATATAGACCAAGCTACAGGCTTAGCTGAGCTACAAAGATTTTGCAAAACTATAGGATTACCAAGACCAACATTGGTTAACTCAGGACGTGGTATACACGCATACTGGGTGTTGGACGAAGCAATATCAAGAGAAGAATGGGAGCCTGTATCTAATCGAATACACGCACTCTGCGATATACATGACCTGTTAGCAGACCCATCGTGCTTTGAGGCTGCGCGTATCCTGCGTATACCTAACACGTTAAACTTTAAAGATTCACCCCCCTCGAATGTCGAGGCTATTTCTTTAGGTAAGACCACAAGTCTTGCCCAAATGCGCGAGTTACTAGGTGTGGTGGATGAGCCTAAAAAGCTTTTCACCCCTCGCCCATTACGCCAACGTAGTGCTTTGACCATGTCCCTTATGGGTAACCGTGTGTCGAAGTTTAAGACAATCATGATTAAGTCAGCACAAGGTCAGGGTTGTCAGCAGTTAGTGCATTGCTATCAGAACCAAGATTCCATTAGCTATAATCTATGGCGCTCGGCTATGTCGATAGCGGCTTTCTGTGAAGAAGGTGTTAACGCAGCACACAAGATGTCTGAGAACTATCCGGGCTATAACCCTGAGGAAGTGGAGACTAAAGTCCATGACCTACAGCGTAACGGTGGTCCTCATTTCTGTGAGACTTTTGAGAAGGAAAACCCCGGTGGCTGTGATGGCTGCATACACAAGGGCAAGATCAAGACACCTATAGTATTAGGCAAAGAGATTGCACGTGATGAACCAACGGAAGAAGGTTATGTAGTTGAGGTGGAAGCGGAGGAAGAGGAAGAAGTTGAGGAGTATGTAATCCCTACGTATCCATTCCCATTCTACAGAGGTAAGGCAGGTGGTATATACAAGCAAGCTAAGGATGACGATGCTGAAGATGATCTAGTCTATGAGCATGATTTGTATGTAGTTAAGCGTATGAAAGACCCAGAGCTGGGTGAAGTTGCTTTGATGCGCCTACACTTGCCACGTGACGGTGTTGCTGAGTTTACTGCACCACTTGACCACATCATAGCTAAGGATGACTTACGTAAAATCTTGGCTAAACGTGGTGTAGCAGGATACCCAAAACAAATGGAACTACTAGCACAGTTTGTACTGGCTAGCATAAAAGAACTACAGCTTGAACGAAAGGCGGAGCTTATGAGAACACAGTTTGGATGGGCTGATAATGATAGTAAATTTATTATTGGTGACCGTGAAATAACAGCAGAAGGTATATATTACAGTCCACCTTCATCGCAGACTACGGCTATAGCACACTACATGACACAAGTTGGTACGCTAGAAGCTTGGAAAGAATGCTTTAACATGTATAATCGACCCGGACTAGAACCAAACGCGTTTGCTGCGCTGACAGGATTCGGCTCTCCGTTGTTGAAGTTTACAGGGCTGAGTGGCGCTATTGTTAACGTGATCTTCAAGAAATCAGGCTCAGGTAAATCTACTACCTTAGCAATGTGTAACAGCATTTATGGGCATCCTAGCAGGTTGATGGCTATGCCTAGGGATACAATGAATGCACGTATGCAGAAGCTAGGTGTGATGAATAACCTGCCTTTCACGATGGACGAAGTCACTAACATGAAGTCAGACGAGTTCTCGGATTTAGCCTACGCTATGTCCCAAGGAAGAGGTAAGGATCGTCAGAAATCGTCCGCCAACGAGCTGCGCCTTAACCTCACTTCTTGGCAAAACTTATCCCTCTCCAGTGCTAATGCCAGCTTCTATGAGAAGTTAGGTTCCTTAAAGGCTACACCTGACGGTGAGCGTATGCGTTTCATCGAGTACGAGATTGGCTACAGCGATGCTATATCTACCGAAGAAGGTAAGCGTGTATTTGACCATGAACTGTTACAAAACTATGGACATGCAGGTGACATCTATGCACAATGGTTAGTAGCTAACAGAGAAGAAGCTATTCGTAACCTCCTTGAAGTACAAGCTAAGATTGACAAAGAGTTACGTCTTACCCAGCGTGAGCGTTTCTGGTCAGCAGTCGTAGCGTGTAATATTACAGGTGGCTTGATTGCTAAGTCGTTAGGTTTAATTAACTACGACATGAAAGCAATTTATAAGTGGGCTACTACGATGGTACGTGATGTTCGTGAGGATACTGTTGCTCCAGTTGATGATGCTTCTAACATCGTTGGTGACTACATGAACCGCCACTTGCGTAATATCCTAATCGTTAACGGTGAGACAGATGCTAGGACTAAGTTAGCCCCTGCACCACTGCAAGAACCATATGGTGAATTAGTTATACGGTATGAGCCAGATACTAAGAAGATGTTTATTGTATCCAAGCACTTTAGAGATGACTGCGTAGAACGTCAGGTTAACTACAAGGACACACTAAAGCAGCTTACAGCTCGTGGGGTATATCAGGGAAGCACTACACGTCGCATGACTACAGGCACTAAGATTAAAGGACCGCCTGTTCATGTAATGCAGTTTAACTGTGACACCCCAGACTTCATTAGCGTGGATGATTACTTAGATGCGAGTACAGGGAATACCGTATCAGATTAACTGGAAATCATTCAAGCCGGGGACTTCGTTCTTTATCCCTTGCTTGGATACCAAAGCCGCTGAGGAAGAAATAAACTTTGTCGTTGCTCGACTACAAATGAACGTGGTTATCAAAGTTGTAATCGAGGGTGGTGTGCAAGGTATGCGCGTTTGGCGAGTTTAGGCTATACTATTTCTCAACGGCTTTTAGTTAGCTCCTTTTAGTCGTTTATTCTCCTTCACAGAGAACTTCGCCCCCGGTTCGTCCGGGGGTTTTTTATTTAGACTCTTCTATTTCTTTTGCTAAGTTTCTCTCACTCTTATCTTGCAGTTTCAGTAAGTTTGCAATCTTCATCTCCATAGTAACGCCACTATTGTTAGTCATAATCAACTTCATACGACGATCAAAAGAACGTTCTATATCTGAAAACTCAATGGTTAACTCAGGGTTAGGATACATACTGTTAAACCTAACTGCTTTGTCTATCATCTTATCAAACCTATCTTGCCTATCTAACGTAGCAGACCGTTCAATTTGTTTAAGAATGTCAGATCGCATATTGTCTATCTTCATTTTTTCATTATTAATCAGGAACACATCTTTCTGACGTTCAGCCAAAGCTTTAGTTTTATACCCAAGCAATGCTTGCATCAACAGTTGACTATCGGTAAAGTCTTTGGCTTCTTTTATAACTTGCAAGGCTCCGTTACGTTCCCCTTCTTCTTTTTGTCGCAAGCTAGTAAAGATACCTTTGAACATTGATGGCATACCTTTTTCCAAAGATCTAAGGTAATCACCGTTCTTAGTAGCAGCCTCTGCAGCACTCGCCCATGTTTCTGCAAGACCTACTACGGCACCACCAATATTTGCTAGAGTATCTGCAACAGCATGCTTCCAATCACTAGACGTAGTCTCGTCCGCAAACCAGAAGTCCATAGACATACCTGATGCCATATCGTAGCCGGTTAAATTATCTAAAGTACCGTTAGCTATCCATTCACTTAGAGGTATACCATTAATCTCAGGCTCCCCAAAAGTTTCTGGCAGCCACACATTCTCAAAATACTTTTTAAAGTTTAATTCCCACAGCGGTACTTCATCATCGTCATCGTTTAAATAACGAATCAAATTAAGTAAACCTTGTATAGCACCCATGACTACGCTATACATAAACGCTCTGCGTACACCACCAATTAAAACTGAAGTACCAAGAGTCCCCGCAAATGCTTTAAACGCACCCCACCGTTCTTCCTTAGGTAACTTACTTACCATCTCCCCAAAGTTACGGCATAAAAACTCTATATTAAATACTTGGAATTTATAGTACTGCCCTGCTATTCGTGCAGGTATACTGCGCATTAATGTAGGAGTATTAGCTGGATCGTAGTTAAACAATGCTTCTTTAGTTACTTCTAAAGCCATAGCAATAGACTTGTTAACTCGCACGTCATGGTTAGGCTCACTAGCAAACTTCTTCATAGCTAGGTTAAACGCAGACATATACATAATCTCACGTGATAACCGTTCACCTAAATGAAATGGCAATGTAATCGTATTTATAGCTGCAGTTGACAACTTACTGATTGCACCATAATTTTCTCTAGCTGTTTTACCACGACCTGTTAAGTCCATAGTACGAGTAGCATCCGCTTGACCGCTTTCAGCAAAAGCTCTGAATGCTTTTATAGTGTCAGGGTTACTAAGTACTAATGACGACGAGCCAATAGAAGGAGCTGTATATATTACGTTACCCTTTGCGTCGTAGTTAGTAATACCAACCTGCCTATACCCATCTTTTGCAAACCGCAACATCTCCACAGTAGTACTACCCACACCAAAATACTTCCACATAGTTGGCATACCATGAGTAATAATGCTAGACATCTGGTTAACTGCAGACTTAATTGCAGTCATCTGCCATAAGAAAGCACTCTTAGTAGCAAACCGAGCCGCCTTCTCCCATCCATTATCAGACTCTGGTGGGTTAAGTTCTTCTTCAGCACGTTTCGCAATATGTCTAATGATCTGCTCTAGTCGTAATTTGTTGGGGTGCGCACGCACAGAATCCCTTGCCGCACTAATACCATTGCGTATCGTCGGACCATACTTAAGGTTAGACAACTGATTTGCAAAGCGGTTACCCATCACGATAAAGTCACGCATAGCATCTTTATTGAAACCAGCTATTTCTTCACGTGGTAAGAACTGTTTGCGGAACGTACCCTCTGGCATAGCCAGCAAGTGCATAGAGAAGATATCTTTCTTTATGGATTCCTTAGTAGCTGCATCTGCTGCTGTCATGCCATCAACCATAGTAAATAACTTCTTCATTATTTCACTAGAATCTTTAGCTTCTTCATCCATAAGCTCTTGCAGGTTATCACCATAGTTTATAAAACCATCGTCCAGCATCTTCTCTTTGGTTCTGGTATCGCCTAGCTTACGCTGCTCTTTAATAAACTCATCTATATAGTCCTCACGTATTGTTGCGCTGTCGTCCATAATAAATATGCGACTATCGCCTGTACCCAAACGTGCCCAGTGGTCACCATAACGCATCAATGGGAAGAACGGGGCTAACTTAGCACCTGTCTCATACATCTTTTTTATCTCATCCATAAGCATCTGCTTGGATGTATTGCTTAGGTTTGCATTATTAATACGCTGGTTAAGTAACGCACGATATAAGTTGTAGTTGTTTATGTAGAAATCACGAACGTCCGCATACAACGTCTTAGCTTTAGGAGACAGTAATTTCCACGTAGCGTCTAAGCTTGTATTCCCTGTCGGTCCAAGTGATGGATCCTTTTGAGACATTGTAGATATATGCATAACAGAAGACAAACGCTCTGCATCACGTGTTTTTAACTTGCTCCAGTTACGGGCTAAGGTATCAACTATACGAAGAGTACGGTTTCTAAACTGATTCTTTTCATCTATGCCGTTCTTAATGTCATTAATTGCGTTAACCCCTACACCTAGTTCTTTGGCAATACGGTACAAGCGATCCGTAGGAGAAGCATTAAGCATTATGTCTAACTTGTTTAGCGGTAGCTTTTCAAAGTTAGCTTTTATGTAGGTAATCCAGAGGCTAGGATCACGAGCCACAGCAAGCAACGACCCCAAAGCTTTACGTCTTTCGTCTGGAGTTTTAGTCGCAAAGTACCTCTCCTTAGCTTCTCTTACTGTTAGTATCCTTTTCTTTGCGTACTTAATAAGATTTTCTTTTTCCACATTTGATGCTGCAACTTTAGCTGGGGATACGGACTTAGCCTGTATTAACTCACTAGTTACAAGAACAAAATCTTTAAATCCAGTTTGCTCTTTAGGGTTTATACCTAGTATTTGCATTAAAGCATTTACAAAGGATGAAAACCCAGAAGTCTTAGTTGTCGTGCCGGGGATCTGCATCAAGAATGCTTTCATAGCACTATCAGTTAACCCGTACGAAACAAATTCATTTACGTCAGTAAAAGCTTCAGAGGCAGCCATTTCGTCTAGTCTAGCTTCACCGCTTGTCTTTTGGTATGCAGCTTCTGCTCTACCCATTAGTTCTTCTAAGGACTTATAGGCATCCATCAATCTAGCAGGGACTTCACTTTCTCTTCCCATATCTATCATGTTTTGTACGTATTTTATTTTTGCATACGTAATGGCATGTAAACCCTCATGAAGAACTGCCAATGCATTGGTACCATTGTGTCCATATTTTGGATGAGCCAGAAGTACATAACCCTTTTTAAAATCATCTGAAGGGAAGTACAAAGCGTTTGCATCTTTTAATTCACCCTGCATTTCTTGTGCAAACTGACTGCTGTATTTACTATCTGGTTCTATAGTTAAGAGACTTACATTGTCAGTTATTTTCTTGTTATCACCCGAGTATATGGCTGCAGCAATACCTGCATCTAACAACGTACCTGACTGTTGAATATAGATCAACGCATCGGACAAGTTTTTTATATTTGCAAATGTAAGGTCTGATTCTGTTGAATGCTCATATGCAACTATCCGTGCTGCTTGCGCAGTCAGGGCAGCTAAGTCCGACAGATTCATTTTCTTAGCCACAGCAGTATTCAAAGTGCCGTCAATAATCTTATCAACTACAACACCCTCGTTAGTCTGTTCACCCTTCTTACGTCTACGTGCTGCAAGTGCGCCTGCAAAGGCAATACCCGCTGGCAACGCACCAGACTCTTCTTCTCTAGTAATAGCCTTAGCTTCACCGGTAGCTTTCTTTTCGCCCGGAGTTGTAGGTACTCTTTCTTTTACTTCTGTAGTTAATGGCTCTATCTTTTGGCGAACAAGATCTTTTGAAGCCGTTGCTTTGCCATTAATAAAGTCCATCGTATTGGCTGGGTTCTCAGGTACAACGAAAAGCAGTGCACCATCCATACGATCTTGCTGGGTATCTAATAAATACTTATAGACTGGCTTGGGTGCATTAATACAACCAAAGGAATAGCGTGAGTCTTCAGCACCCGGTTTTTCTAATGCGGCTAAACGTTGCTTAGCATCTTTTTCATGCGTCCATACAGAATGGAACAGAGTTACAGAAGCTTTACCTTCAATGGCTTTATCTAATACAAATACTTTACCAAAGTCATAATGCCCAGCAGTTCTTTTCTCATCCCCACCGTTATCCGTTACACCTCGAGCAGCATCACGTAATGCTAAAGTATATCCGCCAGCAGGGGTTATACGATGTGTAGGTATTTCATTATCGCCTTTAAAGTAGTCCCCTTCTTGCAGACCAAGCAATACTTTGCTATCCAGAACTAATTTACCATTAGGGTCAAAAATAAATAATGTTGCCGTTGGTTTATCAGTAATGACAAAGTTCTTATTCTTTTCTTTTAACTTCTGCTTCATTGCTGGGTATATTACCGAGTAAGCAGTCTTTGCCCCTTCCGACATTTTAGCTGCAGCTTCTGCTGGTACTTCTGCTCTTACCTGAACCGTCTTGGTTTCGTACATAGGTATAGCCATAGCCATAGGCTTAGACATATAATCAGGATTCATTATTATCACAGCTGCAAGCACACCAGCCTGTATACGTCTAATAATCTCATGCAGTACGCTTGATACAGCCTCAAGACCTTCACGCATGGCTAACTGTATGTCTGCTATAAACTCAGACTTAGCCCTTTTGTCAAACGAATCCCGACCATAATGGTCAGCTAGTAAGGCTTTGTCGTCCTCGTCTAACTCTTCCTCTATTACGTCATGTAAATCTTCCTGAGTTTCACCGTACTCATCTTCTTCTGTTTCTTCCTCTTCCTCTACTTTTACACCCAAGTCTTTTATCCGTTGCTCTAAAGACCTAGAAGGAGCCATTGCTTCTTTACGTAAACGACGGAACTCTGCTTCCTCTTCTTCAGTAGGAGTAAAGCGAGGTTGTGGTGTTTCAGTTGATTCAGTTTTCCAATCAAGACCAGTCGGCTCAGCTTCTTTCTCCTCAACTTGCTCAACCTTTTTAGCTTCTACTTGTTTAGGGGCAGCACTAGGCTTACCAGATTTCTTCTCTTCCCCGTGGAACTTCCTTATGCGCATCTTTTCTATTTTGTTTTTATATGCGTTAGCAGCAGAGCGTAAAGCTTTAGCAAACAACTGCTCTTTAGTTACAGCGCCACTTCTACGTGCTTCTTTTTCCGACTCCCACAATGCTTCATACTTATCAAGCACATCTTCTTGTGGTACTAATATTCCACCTATACCATTTTCGTTAGGCACCCATACCATCCCTGTAGGGGTTGGCGGTATTGGGTGTGGCTCAGCCGTACCTTCATGCAATCCTTTGGCACGTTCTAATTCATTTTCTTTTAAGTTACGTATATAATTTTTGGCGGCAATATACCCTGCCTTAGGGTCACTTACTAATGACAGCGCATACAGCTTTTTACGTATTTCCTCAAGCGTTCTTATGCGTACAGCTTCCGCATAGTCGTATTCTTGTGTCGTTGGGAAAAAACCTGTAGGTTGTTGTAATTTCTTAGCTGCTCCAATCAAGGTCAAAACATCACGATTAAACTGGTTAATAGCATTGGTATCTTTTGTCCGTTGCTCTTGTGTCTTTGCCCCCTCAGATTTCTTACGACCACCACCCGGCGCACGTGGTTTAGGCGCTTTAGGTAGCGCAGCTTCTGATTGTGTAACTGTTGTTACCGCTGGGGGTACATATACTTCATCAGTTTCTATTTCTTCATTACGTGCAGCCTCTAGCTCTAGTGGGGCAGGTTCTTTTGTTTCTTTTTCTTTTTCTTTAGTGCCCAATAATCTTTCTTTTTCTTTTTTAAATTCTTTAAAGGCGTGGTCAAAAAGTACAGGATCTTTAATACCTTCTTCGTGTAAGGTTGCGATTGCATTATCTTCGTATGAGTCAAAAGCTTTTTGTGCGTCACCGCCATAATCATAACTGTCAATGTTATCAAACGCGCTCTGTGCATTAACATGTGCAATACCCCTAACTTTATCAAACTCTGCTTTTTCAACTGCGTCGTACTTAGCTTGCGCAGCATCAAAATCTGCAATGGTAGCGTTAGGGTCTTGTGATAATGTTTTTTCTGTTTCTTGCAGTTCGGCCCAAGCAGTTTGTAATGGTGTTTTATTTACTGCGGGTGCGGCTGGCTTGGGTGTTTCTTGTCTTTCTTCTTTTGCTTCGACGGCTTGAGGGGTTTCAGTGACACGTGGTGTTTCCTTTGCAGGTTGTGAAAATTCTGGTGCTTTACCATCTAATTCTTCTAGGCGAGCATAAGCAGCCTCTTGGTATTCTTCAGGCGTTGGGTTTCTTGATAATGTTTGACGAGTCCAGTCTGCACCTAGTAGTACACCTAAGTCTGGATATGCTTCACGATTAAATGCTTGTGATATTTGGTTTTGGACACGTTGTTTATTAGCGTTTAATGAATCTCGCTCTCGTCCATCTCTTTCATCAAATTGTCCAACCATTCTCCGACCAGCATCCAATCCTCTAGCGAGAGGTCCGCTAATTCCTTCGGTGGATAACTGTTGTCTGCTAGGCACTTCATTGCCGTACTGATCTGTGCTAGGCTCAGTGATATAAGCTGGTGGCTCGGTAGTAACATCATTTCCTCCCATCTGTAATAGCGCACGTTCAGCCTTTCCATCTACAGTGCGTTGTTCATCTGCAGCCACATCTCTTTCTAATACTCTACCTGCACGGTTCTCACTAACTACCTGCTCTGCAAGCATCTTTGCATCATCTTCAGCAAACCCTTTAGCCATGAAGTCTTGGGTTAGTGCTTGTATTTTAGTTTCTACTTCAGCATCAGGAATAGGCTCAGCTTTAGGAGCTGCTGCCGGTGGTGCTGCTTCTATACCTTGATT